CTCTGAAATGGAACAATTAATTAGATTAACAAACCACCCATCATTAGTTAAAACTCCAAGTGTAAATGCAAGTGCTGGTGCTGGTGCAGTTATAGAAATGCCTGATGAAATGGAACCAAACTTAAAACCATACTTATTACAACCATCAGGTCAAAACTTACAAGCTATTATGGAATCAGTAAGACACAAAGTAGATGCAATAAATAGAATTGCACATACTGGTGCTATCAGAAGTACAAAGACACAAGTATCATCTGGTGTAGCTTTACAAACAGAATTTGAATTACTTAATGCTAGACTATCAGAAAAAGCTGATAACTTACAAATAGCAGAAGAACAATTATTCAAACTATATGCACAATTTCAAAATGTAAAATATGATGGAGAAATAAACTATCCTGATTCATTTAACATTAGAGATTATGCAAGTGATCTTATGTACTTCCAACAAGCTAAAGCATTAAACATTGGCTCTCCTACTTTTAATAAAGAAGTAGATAAAGAAATTGCAAGAGCAGTAATTGATGATGATGAAAAGCTAAATGAAATATTTGACGAGATAGATGCTAAATCAGAAGTTGGAGAATTTACACAAGATGAACCAGCACAAGAAGATCAAGAAGTAGAGCAAGAGGAAATTTAATGAATGTCAGATATAGTAAAAGATTCAACACTTTACAGAATTAAACAAATAGAACTTGCTGAAGCCGAGTATTATAAATCATTAGTAGCAACATTAGATAGAATAGAAAGAGAAGTAGTATCTCTTGCAAGTAGATTACCTTTAACAGATGGAAAGCTAATTGAACTACAAGCGGCTATTGCTATTAGACCACAGATTAAAGCTATACTTGAAAGAGAATATTTAGCATGGTCAGATACAGTTGTTAGAGATGGTTTTAATAAACAAGCAAAACGAATTGAGAAAACATTTAAACGAATCGGTAATATACCAGTAGCATTTCAGGAACTTACTAAAGGAGATCAAGCATTAATACAGAATCTTAAACAACAATATTTTACACAGTTTAAAGATGTGTCTAATACATTTACAAGACGATTATCAGAAAAGGTTTATCAAAATACATTAGTTGGTTCAGAATTTACTGTATTAGAAAAAGAATTAAGACAAACTATTAATGGTATTTATGCTAGTGCAGATGACCCTGAAGCACAAAAATTAGTTGATTATATAAATGATAATAAGTTTAATAAATCAAAACAATCACAAGTTGATAAGGCAGTTCAAACATTACAATCTAAATTTGCTAGAGATAGGGCTGGAGAAAACATGAAAAGATATGCTGGACAGATATTAAACGACTCATTAAGAGATTTTGATGCAACTTTAAACTTTAATAAGTCTAAAGATGCTGGACTAACTTTTGTCAAATACTATGGAGATGTAATTCCAACCACTAGGGAGATTTGCAGAAATTTAATTAGTGGTGTATATAACAAGAGGAAAAGTGGACTTTTCACAATTGATGAAGTCAGAAAACTTTGGACAAGTAGAAGTTGGTCAGGTAAAAAATCTGGAAATCCTTTAGTTGTCAGAGGTGGTTATAATTGTCGTCATCAATGGTCTTATGTCAATCCTGATTGGTATGACAGTAAAGGCGAACTAATAATATAACTAGGAGAAATAAATGTCTGAAGAAACAAACGCAATACCTACTGAAAAAGTAGGAACACCAAAAGAAGAAGTAAAAGTAGAAACACCTAAACAACAAGTTTTTACACAAGAACAACTAGATAACATAATCAAAACAAGACTTGAAGCTGAACAGAGAAAAACACAAAAGATTCTTGAAGCAGAAGAAAGTAAAAAAGCTGAATTGCTAAAAGAACAGCAATTAAAAGAAGCTAAATCTAAAGCAGATATTGAAAAGATTATGCAAGATAGATTATCTGAAAAAGACTCTGAACTTAACAGATATAAAACACAGATTAAAAAAGAAAAAGTTGATAACTCAATCTTATCTGTTGCTAATAGAGAAAAATCCATCAATGCACAACAAGTCGTATCTTTATTAAAAGACGAAGTTAAATATACTGATGATGGTCGTATAGAAATAGTTGATAATAATTCTAATGTACGATATAACACTAAAGGAGAACTATTAACGATAGACGATAGAGTTAAAGAGTTTTTAGATGCTAACCCACATTTCCGACAAGGGTCTTTGTCTGGTTCAGGAAGCCAGAGTAGTGTCGAGGGTAAAACTGTAAAACCATTTAATATTCAGGATTTAGATATGAGTAAGCCAGAAGATCGTGCTAAATATGCAGAGTATCGCAAAGAACGAGATTCAAAACCTACTCAAATTAACTTAACAAATAAATAATAAAGGAAATAAAAAATGTCAGCAGAAACTACAAGTTCTACACTATCAGAACTATATACAGAGATAGTGGCAGAAGCATTGTTTGTAGCAAGTGAAAGATCAATTATGCGACCACTTGTAAAAAACTATGCTATAACAGGTGGCGGAAAGTCAGTTGAAGTTCCAATCTATGCGGCTGTAAGTGCGGCGGCAGTATCGGAAGCGGCTGATTTATCTAACACAGCAATCAATCCAACTTCTGTAACTATTACAGCATCAGAAAATGGAATAATGACTACTCTAACAGATTTAGGAAGAAATGCGGCACCAAGAAATGTTGCGGCAGATATTGGTAAACTGTTTGGAGAAGCGATTGCAAAAAAAATAGACACAGACTTAACTGCACTATTCGGTGGTTTTTCAAACACTGTTGGTTCAGCTACAACTGTTATGTCAGCGGCATTGATTTTCAATGCAGTGGCTAAATTAAGAGCAACTGGTGTACCAAGTGATAATCTTGCTTGTATATTACACCCTAATGTAGCTTTTGATTTAAAATCTGGTTTATCAAACACATTTGCTAACCCTAATCAAGGTGCTGGTAATGAAGCTTTGAGAACTGGTTTTGCTGGTCAAATCGCTGGTGTTAGTGTTTATGAAACATCAAACATGGCAGACGCATCAGGTAATAATCCAGGAACTACTGGAGATTATAAAGGTGCAGTATTCCATTCAGATGCTTTAGGTCTAGCTATGATGCAAGACTTGAAAATTGAAACTCAAAGAGATGCGAGTTTAAGAGCAGATGAAATTGTTGCAACAGCAGTTTATGGAGTCGGAGAATTACAAGACTCTTATGGTTGTGAAGTTGAAGCAGACTCATCAATACAAGACGCTTAATCATAATTTTACAGGGGCGAGAAATCGCCCTTGTATCAAATAGGAGAAAATTATGGAAGAAATGATAAAATTAACAAATGGAAAAAAAACCATTATTAGATCAAAAATACAATACGAAGCTAATGTAAAACATTTTGAAATGAGAGGTTTTGTTCCTTTTGATGAAGTAAAAAAAGAAATTAAAAAAGCGACAGTAAAAGACATTTCTGATAAAGTCGTTCAACTTAAACCAAAAAAGAAGAAAGCAAAAAAGAAATGAAAAATTTAGAAAAATATATTAAACTTGCAAAACAAAACCCTAAAGTAACTGCTGGAGTTATTGTAGGACTTATTGTTTTAATTTGGATATTGTAACATGGCAAACTATACTGGTGCTGATGTAATTACTCATGCTGATGTAACAAAGTATCAACCTGATGCTTTTGATTTTGGTATTGCAAATAACGCAACAGAAACAGTTAATTTCTTTGCACAAACTACAAATGATATTTTAAGAGCATTAAGAGTAGAGTGGTGGCCTGTATATAAAACAAACATATTTACAGATATTACAGTTTTAAACACAGCAGAAATGGTTAATACAAAAGTTAATTTAGATCAGTTTGAGAGGGCTGGTGTTTATCTATTTCTAGGAAGATTCTTTTTACCAGCATTAACTAAATTTAGACCAGAAACAGAAAAAGATAGATTTGAAAGAATGGCTGAATATTACATGGGTCAATACAATATTGAATGGCGAATGATATTAGAAGATGGTGTAGAGTATGATTCAGATGCAGATGGAAGTATTGTATCTAATGAAAGAGAACCTTTACATGGATTTAGAAGATTAACTAGATAATGGCTGTCGATTTAAAGATTAAATCTAATTCAAAACAACTATCTAAAAAATTTAAAAAGTTTCAATCTGTATTACCTAGAATTATTGATAAAGGTGTCAAACAAGCTGGATTTCAATTAGTTGCAATAATTAGAGAAAAAACACAAAAAGGAATTGATTTTAAAGATAAACCTTTCGCACCATATTCAGATGGATATTTAAAAAGATTACAAAAAGAGGGAAAACCAACAGCAGTAGATTTACATTATTCAGGTACAATGGTTGGTGCTTTAACTCCATCAATGGTAAAAAAAACAGGAAAACATAAAGTTAGTTTAGGTTTTGCAAGAGCAGATGAAAGAGATAAAGCATTATTTAACCAAGTTTTAAGAGAACCTAAAAGAGAATTTTTTGGCTTTAACAATAGAACAGAAAAGATTATAAGTAAGCAGTTCAACAGATTTGTAGAAAAAGAATTAAGAAAGTTTAAAATATGAGTGTAAGAGAAAATATAGCATCTAATTTATTGTCAGTTATATCTGCTATATCTAGCCCAGATATTATTAAAGCAACTAGACAACCATTTCAACTAGACGAATTATCAGATAAACAATATCCAGCAGTAATAGTTCAAACATCTGAAGAAAATAGAGATGACTCTGAATTAGGAAGTGGTGCTAAAACAAGGCATGGCACTATAGACTTTTTAGTATTAGGTTTTGTTAAAGGTGCAGAGGCCAATATAGATACTAAAAGAAATGAATTAATTACAGCTATTGAAACTGCAATAGAAACTGATATTACTCGAAGTGGTAATGCACTTG